TAGGAAGGGCAGATGATTACTCTGTATTATCTATATTCAATGAAAAAGGCGAACAGTTCTACATTGAACGTTGGAGACATACTGACTGGCAAAGCATAGTTAAGAATATAGCTCAAGGCTTGAGGACAAATTTTGTCCAAACTGCATTAGTTGAGGTTAACTCAATTGGCGATGTTATATATGAAATGCTACAAAAAGAATGTGCAAGTTACTGCACTATTGAACCTTTCGTTACTACAAATCAGAGCAAAAAAGAAATAGTTGAAAGTTTAATTGTGGCTAATCAAAACAAAGAGGTTAAATTCTTAAATGTGGAGTGGTTGGATAAAGAACTTGAAATGTATACCTACGAATACAACCCTAAAAGCAGAGTAATAAAGTATTCAGCACCTTCAGGATTCCATGATGATGGGGTAATGGCTACATGTTTAGCTTTCCATGCTTACACTAAATACAAAACAGGCAGATACACACTATTATAAAACAAAGGTACTTTTAAATATGATGACAATTACAATTCCAAATACATGGCATGAAATATCAATAGATAAGTTTCCATTGATATACGATATTGTTAAGGATAAAGATATTGATCCTATAGACAGAGAAATTAGAGTGATTTCTATCATAGCTGATATTCCTGTGGCCGATGTTGAGAAAATAAGAATAGACCAACTAAAAGAACTTATCAAGTCAGTAAACTTTATTTTTCAAATGGAGTTTCCAAAAGCGGTTGAAATGTTTAAGCATAACGGTTACAGATGGATTGTAAACTATGACATTAGTAAACTGAGTGCAGGGGACTTTATCAGCTTAGCTAAATTAACAGAAAGCGAAGAAAGTATAATTAGCAATTTGCCACAATTAGTAGCAATGTTTGTTAAGCCTTACAAAATAAGCTGGTTAAAGTACAAAGAAATTGAAATGGATTATCTTGAAAAGGTTGAGCATATCAAAAGTATGAATGTTGGTATCGTTTACCCTTTATGTGTTTTTTTTTGCAAAGTTATAGAGGGTTTGTATCCAAGTATAGAGGATTATTTGGTAAGTCAAATGAAAGAAGCGAGGGAGTTGATACAGAGCGAACTGAACAACAAAAACACTTAGATTATTGGAGTTGGTATGTTACACTTGACAATCTAAGCGGTAAGGATAGAACAAAGTGGGATTTCTTTTTAAACATGAATGTGGTATCGTTTTTAAACTATTTAAGTTACATTAAAGACAGAAACAAATGGCAACAGGGGTATTAAAAGATGAAATATCAAAAGAACTTGACGACTTTATAAGTAAGGTTGAAGAAGGCGGTACTGTTGACCAATCTGTTTTAAAATTTATTAAACGAGTTAAAGATAACATTGTTAAATTTCAATTTGATGCAAGTGGTAATTTAATGCAATCAATTACACCACGACCAACTTCGGTTAATGGTAATATAGTTAAAATAACAATTGAAATTGAAGATTACTGGGAAGACTTAGAAAACGGAACTGCACCAAAAGGATATTCAAAAGAAAAGAGAAAAGCACTACAGCCAAGAATATTAAAATGGATAGAAAGTAAAGAAGATTTACAAAAAATAGCAAAAACAAAAAAAGAGCAAATATCTTTTAGTTATGCTGTTGCAGCAAACATATTAAAAAAAGGAACGATTAAACGTTTCGGGTATAAAGGGAAGAAATTCCTAACAATAGAGATTCCACAATTAGAAAAAGACATAGCTAAAGATTATCAACCATAATGGCACTAACAGTATACAATACACCTAACAGCTACGCACCAGCGTACAATCAAATGATATTTACTTTGAGTTCTACTAATGTAGCTCAATCTAATTTCAGATACATAGCAGATATTTATGTAAATGGTTCATCTGACTACACACGCTTGGAAGTAGGTAAAAATCCAAGTAACGGATACGGGACATTTGATGTAAGCGGTATAATACAAAACTTTCTTACAAGGGATGCTGAAGATAACACAACTACATTTAAACAATGTGAAAACTCAATAGCATCTTACATAGTTCAATTTGGTGAGCAATACGGTGCAAGTAGTGGAATTACTAACTATACTAACTTAACATCAAGTAGTGGTTATGCTTTTAATGGAGTGTTTGAACCGAATAACTTTTTAACCTTTGCTACAAACACCTATGTTCTACAAAACACATCAAGTCAATTCTTAACGGACCAGCCAACATTTAAAACGATAACAGGCGAGAAAATGGCTTTTGGATTTATGACTGATGCAGTTAATGAAGGCTATAATTTAGAGATAGTAACTTACTATGATGAAGGTACTGTCTTTAATACAGTTAGAGTACAGAATCCATACGCTGCATTAAGTAATAGAGCGGATAGGTCAATTAATGTTAGAGTAGATTATGATTGGATTAATAGCTTAACAAATCCTGACTTATCATTTGGTAGCTTACCGATATTTGTTACAAATTGGGAATATTATGAAGTAAAGATAAAGAATAGTGGTGGCACAGTAGTAAGTGAAACAATAAGAATATATCCTGGTGAAATATGCAGCAAGTACGAGCCTATTCGATTTAAGTTTATGAATAACTATGGCAAATACGATTATTACACTTTTACAGGGGCAAAGACAAAAAGCACTAACATAAAACGAAATACTTACAAAAGCAATCCAAATCAATGGAGTGGCACTAACTACAACTACTCAAGAACAAGCAGAGGATTAAGCCAATACGAAACTGTTTTAGATGATACTATCACAATCAATAGTGATTGGATTACTCAATTAGAATCTATATGGTTAGAGCAGTTAGTTACAAGCCCTGATGTTTACATTTACGAAGGTGCAAACTTAGTTTCAGTTAACATCACGAATGCCAACTATGAGACTAAATACGAAGCAAGTCAGCAACTATTTAACTTAGTTATTTCATTTACATACTCACAAAACAGAAAAAGACAAAGAAGATGATCTTAACTAAAATTTATATCAATAACGAGCAAATAGACTTAACGGATGAAGTTTCAATCCCTCTTAACTTTAACATTGCAGATATACGTGAACCTGAAAAACGTTCTACAACATGGAGCAAGACAGTTGTATTACCTGGCACTACTTTTAACAATGAATTGTTTTCAAATATATGGAGTGTTAATGCAGTCATTAATAGTACAGGCACTACTAACTTTACTCCGAATTTTAACCCGAACTTAAAAGCAATTGCAGAGATAACTTATAACGAAGCTACTCAGTTCAAAGGTATTTGTCAATTGTTGAATGTAAATGTTACTGATAAATATGAAATACAATATGAGGTGGCGTTCTTTGGTGAGCTTCAAAATGTTTATCAGTTCTTTAACAATAAGTATTTACGTGATTTAGATTTTAGTGAGTATAATCACAAATATACTTTGTTTAATCAGCAACTAAGTTGGAATAACACAAATGGGTATGTATATCCTATGATTGATTATGGATTTCAAATAAACAGCAAGTTCAATGTAACAAACATGTTTCCTGCATTATTTGTAAAGACTATAATTGATAAAATGTTTAATGATGCTGGATTTACTTATCAATCTTCATTTTTCAATAGTGAGATATTTAAAAAATTAGTTATACCTTATTCAGGTGGATCAGCTTTAAAACTTACTAATCAACAAGTAACTGAAAGAACAGGCAGAGCAAGTAAAACATCTACTCAAACTATTAAACAGGATAATCAAACTCCTATTTTAGGCGATGGATCACGTGAATTTGCAACAAGGTTAATTTATCAAGACAAAACAACAGTACCAAATAATGATGTAGGTAATAATTTTAGTGATCAGGATGGGGGAAGTAATTACCAAACATTTACAATTGAGAAAGCAGGAACATACACAATAAGTGCATTTTTTAGAGCTAATGTTAAACATTATCCAACAGCTGCAACAGTTAGCTTTAGCACAGATAATAATATAGTAGGAGATGTTTTAATAGTTAAAAATCCACCGAATAAAGGAGCGCAAGAAGTTGTAATAGCAAATAGAAGAATAAGTTTACAACCATACGCTACAATTAATCCATTAAGTGATTCTTTTAATATCCTAAATCAAGTTGCAACATCTTTAACTATATCAAGTGGCACAACTTCATTAACAGGTGAGGGAACTTTATCAATTAACGCTTATTTAGAAAAAGATGATACAATACAAGTAAAAATAAGAAAAACAGCAGGAACTCAATTTAATCCACCTTCATTGTATAGAGTTGGAACAGTAAGAGAGACAGTAGGTACAAATAGTTATGCAGAATTAAATATATTACAGGATAGTTACTTTTCTGTTGCATTAGCAGATACAAGCATTCAAGAAGATGATGATGTTGAAGTGAATGCAGTATTGCCTGATAAAATAAAGCAAAGTGAGTTTTTTAATTCAATTGTAAAAGCGTTTAATCTTTTTGTAGAAGTAGATAAGGCAAATGCTAATAAATTAATTATAGAGCCACGACCTACGATTTATAGCAGCGGAACTACTCAAGACTTTACTGATAAATTAGATTACTCAAAAGAAACTAAAATAATTCCATTAGGCGAATTAAACAATAAGTCTTACGTGTTTAGTTACAAAGAAGATACTGATTACTTTAACAGTAACTACAAAACAACTTACAATGAAATATACGGGCAAAAGAAATATGATATATTAAACGATTTCTTAAAAGGTGAAGTTAGAACTGAACTTATATTTAGTCCTACTCCATTAGTTGATACAATTGGACATGATAGAGTAATTTCTAAAATATACACATTAGATTCAAACGGAACTATAAAGCCAACACAATCGAATATTCGTTTATTATATTGGGGTGGACTTAAAACAACTAATGTTCAATGGCAGCACATAGCAACAAGCGGAACTACTTTTAGAACTGATTATCCTTACGCTGGTCATTTAGACGATGTTAATAATCCAACATTTGATTTAAACTTTGGAACACCTTATCAGGTTTATTACACACCAATAAAATACACAGGAAACAATCTTTACAATAAATATTGGAGAGATTACATTGAGCAAATAGCAGATAAA